ATCAGGATTGAATTCTATTGATGTCGACAACAAGGGCGCAGGCGTGAAGGGTGCACTGTCCTCTGGGCTGGATCTGATAAGCAATAAAACAATTAGTCTGGCTTCGACCAGCCTCAACAACATTGAAAAACATGCGGCGGGTGTGTGGATAACAGGTCATGTGCGTGCTGTGGCACTTGAGTTCTCGAAAATGACAAGCAATGGTTCCCCGTTGGTCACTGTGACGCCTGGTGTTGAGAAGGATGTGGCGAACATTGAGGTGCTGATGGGCGCGAATACAGCGCCCGTGGCGACTTATCAAAACTGGTCAGATGCCATTGATTTATTGCGTGTGCATCGTGTTAATTGGCTTGTGCCGTTAACTGACGATGCCGGGGCTACCGCTACAAATAGCATATTTGCGCTTGTTAATGCACATTGTGAGTATATGAGTAACACTGTTTTTATGGAGCGTCGCGCTTTGTTTGGGTTGTCTAGTGGCATTTCTGATACGGACGCGGGCAATATAGCGGTAATTATGAACAATGAGCGTGCTTCTGTTGTGCATTTGGGCTTTTCTGATGTGGAAAAAGATAGTGTCGGTAAGTTAATCATGTATCCGCCTTATTGTACGGCGGCGTTGTTAGCGGGCATGATTTGCGGGGTTACGCCTGGCACGGCGTTAACGAATAAATCAATCAATGTAACGGGGATGCAAAAGTGGTTGGTGTACCCAGAACAAACGGATAAGTTAATCAGTAATGGTGTGGTGTGTTGTGTGCGAAACTTTGATGGTGTGGTGAAGGTATTGCAATCAATTACTACTGCACAAACAAATAATTACCATAAGCGCGAAATGTCGGTGGGGGTTGCAGCCGATTTTACTGCGCAAGCTGTGCGCAATATTTTGGATCCCTTGCGTGGTAAAAAGAAAACGCCGTATATGAGAGCTGAGGTTATTTCACGCGCTAAAACAGCGTTAGATGAGTTGTCTAAAATGGAGCCACAAGGTTTAGGGGTGTTAGTGGGGGATGCAAAAAATCCATCGTATAAAGGCCTTACGGTGTCTGAGGGGGCTGATTGGATACGCTTAGAATTCCAGTGCTCGCCTATCATTCCTGCCAATTATATTGGCATTACTATTCACACTGTAGCCTATTCTGGCGCTAATTAATTAGGAAATTATAATCATGGCGACTGTTAATTCAAATGTGCAAAGTGGTAATCGTATCGTATTAACGTTTGATAGTAATGTGATTGGCTTTGCGCAATCGTTTACTTTAAATGAGGATTATTCGCCCGAACCTGCTTTGGGTATTGGCGATATTGCTCCGCTTGAGTATGTGCCGACTATGGCGCGGTATCAGGTGCATGTGCAAAAGATGGTGATGCAGAAGGAAACACTTAGAACTTATGGTATTCAGTTTGAGAATGCAAATGATGCGTTGTCTGGTAGGGTGTTTGATATTTTAATTTTAGATAAATTAACCGGTGACATGCTTAAAAAAATAGGCGGCTGTACGTATGCTTCGGGTAATGTTGAGTTGCGCAAAAATGCTATTGTTATGTCAACCGTTAGCTTTTTTGCCTTGTCTGTGAGTGGCGCTGGGCTGTAGCGCGAACTTAGCTGTACTACGGGTGTCTTAAGTCTGAATTAATCAATTGATACCCGTAGCGCGTCTGCTCTGCCAGACGGTTTAGTTAAGCGTGCTCGGGCGCTTATTTTTTTTCTTGCCTATTTTTTGCGCGGTTAAACCAATTCGCGTTCTGCTGCTTCGATTACGCTATCGGGAACGCCGTGTTTTTTTAATGCGGCAATCAGTTTAGTTGTTGAACTTGCTAAATAACGTGATTCATCTTGCCGCATTCCTGCACTGATATATGATTTAAGCAAGGTTTGGTATCCGGTAAAGCCCTTGTGCGGGGCGATTGCCTTCATTGATTCAACCACATCAACAGGAATACTTAGCGTAATTGACATCATGGGTCTGTCTTTATCTAGGCGTTTTTTCAAGCGTTCAGAAAGCATAATGTATTTCCTCGTTAGGATCGGTGCGGCGTGCAGAAATAATGCGAAGAGCCGTGTTTTCTATCTCAATGTGTACGACATAAAGCAATTGTCCAGTATTATCAAAACCAATAGCGGCATTACGGCACTCACCTTGGCGCGATGCATCGAGCAGCACAAATAGGGGGTCGGCGAAAACGCTAGCGGCAACTTCAAAGCGGACGCCATGTTTACGCCAGTTTTTAGCCGCTTTGTCTTCATCCCAAACAAACTTATCGCCATCAATTTCAACATAAATATCCATGCTGGCAGTTTAACAAGTGTCTATACATTGTCAATTCTTACAGAACTATACAAGGGCGCACGCAACACTTCTCATTATGCAGGCGTAACGTGATTAGGCCTGAATTAATCAATTGATACCCGTAGCGCGTCTGCTCTGCCAGACGGTTTAGTTAAGCGTGCTCGGGCGCTTATTTTTTTCCTATTGAGGCCCTTGCTAGCTGTTTATTGTTTAAGCTGTGGTCGTGACAGTATGCTAAATCTATTATCACTCACTTGTCTCGCTTGCTTATGGATAATGCTCAGCATACTGCTTTTAATTTTTTCGCACCAGAAGATGAGCGTATTGACGCGCTGGCGGCGTTACAGAAAACCTATCAACCCACGGATACTGAGTTATTGTCTGCTGAGGTCTTGGCCGAAATAACGGCGCTGGCTCATAATAATGACCCTCTTTTAAAGGCGATTGATCCTGCCTTAGTCCCTTTTCCCTCAGCTAATTCAGTACAGCATTCGCCTGGTATGCAGTCGGCTTTTTTAGATGAGTTTCAGCTAAATAGTCAGGGTGATTACTGGGAACGACCTTCAACCATAAGTTTTGATGGCTTACGCGCTATGGCGGCACAAACGCCTGTTTTAAATGCGGTTATTATGACTCGCGTAAGGCAGGTGCAGCGGTTTTGTCGGGTCTGTGAGAGCAATACTACATTGCCTGGGTTTGAAATCAGGCATGTGGATAGAAAGCATCAATTAACCGCCAGCGAGCACGAAAAAATTGCTCAGTACATTAGTTTTATTAGCCATTGTGGTAATGAATCTTCTGCCAGAGCCCGTAAAATTTTGCGGCGTGATAGCTTTGCGCAGTTTATGGGAAAAGCTACCCGAGATAGTTTACTTTTGGATTCTGTGGCGATAGAAACCGAGCGTGCCAAGGATCGTAGGCTTGGTATTGTGGGTTTATATTTGGTTGATGGCGCAACGATACGGTTATGTCCAGAATCAGGCTATAGAAATAATAAAGATCTGTTTGCCGTGCAGGTTGTTAATGGCTTGGTGCGAACGGCTTATGGCTATGATGATTTAATCTATGAGGCCAGAAATCCACGCTCAGATGTTTCGGCAATCGGCTATGGTTTGCCTGAAACTGAGCTGTTAGTGCGCGTGGTGACCAGTTTTTTAAATGCCATGACACTTAATAGTAATGTGTTTGATAAAAACTCGATTCCAAAAGGCATCTTGCATTTAAGCGGTAATTATTCGCAAGAAGATTTAAGTGCTTTTAAACGCTATTGGCAAGGTATGGTGAAAGGCTTGGATAGCCATTTAACTGTTCCTGTGTTGGTGTCAAAAGATCAGGAATCGCGTGCCGCGTTTGAAAAGTTTGGCATTGATTTTAATGAGATGATGTTTGCTAAGTGGATGACTTTTTTAACTTCGCTGATTTGTGCCATTTATGGCATGTCACCCAGTGAGATTAACTTTGATAGTTTTACTGGCGGCAGTACCAGTGCGTTAGGGGGTAATGATACCGCTGAAAAATTGGCGGCTTCTAAAGATAGCGGTTTACGTCCGTTGTTGTCTTATTTTGAGAACGTGCTAACCGATTATGTGGTGAATGAATTAGATAATGATTTTTGCTTTCGTTGGACGGGTTTGGATGTTGAGGATCAAGATAAAAAGTATGAATTACGCAAAACCCTGTTGACGCTGAATGAATTACGCGCCGAAGAAGGTTATGAAAAAATTGATGGTGTCCTGGGCGATGCGCCCGTGGAGGCTTCTTTGTTGAATGCGTGGATGCAGTTGCAGGCACAGCAACAGCCAGAAGGTGAAGATACGCCGGAAGGTGAAATGGACAATGACGATACCGACAGTCAATCGGGAAGTCTGGAAGCTGATAGGGAAGGCAGCGGTGAATTGAACAAGTCCTTCAGTCACCCTGAGGGCAGGCAGGGGCAATGGGGCGGAAGTTTGCCTAAACAGGCGGTTGACATAGGTGATAGTCAAACGATCCCGCCAAGCTCAACTATTGCGACATATCAGCAAGCGCATGATTATTATCAAGCTAACCTTGCCGGAAAATCGTTTTTAATTGATGTGAAAATAAAATCAAATTTACAGCCAATTGCCGTATTTTTTGATAGGCTCAACAGCCATATTTATACGCGAGAAGCAAAAGAAGGAGAAACGCCCGACACCTGGGACAATAAAAAACACTATCGTGGGTCGCGTGTTTTTGATGCTAGTCGAGCCGTTCACATGGATAAGATTTTACCTACATTACAACAGCCGACTATTATTCTTGAGTCAAACGGACGTGATTTATATATAGGCAAAAAAATTGATATGGATAGGTTTGAGATTGTTGTTTTAACTGTGGATAGCGTTAATAAATGCACATTATCAACAGCACAACCAAGAAGCAAAGAAGAAGTCAATCGCCTTCGTGAAAGACTAAGACCAGTAAAGCTTGGGCAATTTAGAAAAGCGTTTGAGGGTCTAGCCGAAGCGCAAAATCTGCGCTTGGCTAGTAGAACTGACTTACTGGCGTTAAGGGCATCCACCCTGGGATTATCTGATAACCCCCCAGCGCCCACCTTACAGGTCCAGACCGAGGCGGATAAAAATATAGCCCTATATCCGCACCTTGTCAAATCCGCCACTGACGCACCCGCGACACTTGAGGGCATCTTATCTGGCGATTATCGCCCTGATTCGCCTGAGCAACTGCTTGATTTAATTGAAGCTGCTACCGCGCAATTGCCAGACTCAGAACCGTTGCTTGTCAAAGCATTGGATGTTTGGCTTGAACATTATGATGACCGTATCGCCACGCCAAGCTTGCAAGCGGTTGCGCTTAATGGATAACAGCTCATTATGACGATACACCACATCGAAGCCGCCGTCACGGCAATGAAAACCCGCTTTAAAACTGCGCCTGTGCCGGAGCGTATCCGCTTGGCAAAATGCTTGTTAGCCTTTGAGCGTTATTTAGCCAAAGCTAACCCAACGCATGACCTATTAGGACGGTTTGCCGCGTCTGAGACGGGCAAGGCTGAAACTGCCCTCAGCACCTTGCCAGAGGCTGCGCAGTATTATCAAGATCACCTTGCTGGCGTATGGCGGCTAACGATTCAACGCAAAGCGGGTACTTTTGATGTGAAGGTCAATTTTAATGAAAACCAAGACCATGCCTACACTAAGACCAACAAAGACACCGGAACGCGTGAATTTGACGCGGTAAGGGCTGAATTTATGCCGAAAATGCTTGATACCATTAGCGCACCTGATGTTATTTTGCAAAACGGTAACAGGGATTTATTTATCGAAAAACAAATGAACGGCGTGCATTATGCCGTGGTGTTGGAGTGGAAGGATTCAGCTAAGGAGTACCGCTTTAGATCGGCGCATTGTTGGGATAAGATGGAATATGACCGCAACAAAAAGAATTATACAAAGCCCGCTGTTAGGGGCAGAAAAGTAGGGCAAAAAAAAGCCCCAGAACGATTAAGTAAATCGTCTGGGGCTGACTCCACATTTACCCACTTGCGTGACACGTTTGAAAAGTCACAAACGCCTCCGACCTGTCAGAGCGCCCTTGTTCAACTCAATGAGCTGGGTGGGGAACTTGCCGAAACAAGTAGTTGCTATCCCAAGGTAAGTATTGATGGATTCACTGATTTTGTCAAGCCAATCGATTGGCAGACTATTGCACTTGAGCCCTTCAATAAAGCCAATAGCCATCATGATGGGCTGGGGCGGTTTGCCGCGTCTGAGACGGGCAAGGCTGAAACTGCCCTCAGCACCTTGCCAGAGGCTGCGCAGTATTATCAAGATCACCTTGCTGGCGTATGGCGGCTAACGATTCAACGCAAAGCGGGTACTTTTGATGTGAAGGTCAATTTTAATGAAAACCAAGACCATGCCTACACTAAGACCAACAAAGACACCGGAACGCGTGAATTTGACGCGGTAAGGGCTGAATTTATGCCGAAAATGCTTGATACCATTAGCGCACCTGATGTTATTTTGCAAAACGGTAACAGGGATTTATTTATCGAAAAACAAATGAACGGCGTGCATTATGCCGTGGTGTTGGAGTGGAAGGATTCAGCTAAGGAATACCGGTTTAGATCGGCGCATTGTTGGGATAAAGAGGAATATGAAAGTAATCTTAAAAATTACCTACGTCCTGCACCACACGGTAAAAAAACTACACAAAAAAAAGCCCCAGAACGATTAAGTAAATCGTCTGGGGCTGACTCCACATTTACCCACTTGCGTGACTCGACTGCATTACTGCAATCGCCGCCGAAACATAACTGCACATCCGACGCGTCGTTGGTCAACTCATTAGAGCCAGGTGGGGAACTTGCCGAAACAAGTAGTTGCTATCCCAAGGTAAGTATTGACGGATTCACTGATTTTGTCAAGGCAATCGATTGGCAGACTATTGCACTTGAACCCTTCAATAAAGCCAATAGCCATCATGATGGGCTGGGGCGGTTTGCTTCTGGACTTTTAGGTCAAGAAACTAATCTGCCATCTTCTGAGAGTATTAGCACCTTACAAGAGGCTACGCATTACTATCAAAATCATATTGCTGGGATATGGCAAGTCACTATTCAGCGCAAGGCGGGCAATTTCTCAGCTAAATTGAATTTAAACGATAACAAAGATCACGCCTATACAAAAACAAATGAGGCAACAGGGCTGCGTGAGTTTGATGTAAAACGTGCAAGACTAATGCAGCACTTGTTTAATGCTATTACAAAGCCAGATGTTATCTTACAAAATGGTAGCAGGGATTTATTTATTGAAAAACAAATAGACGGACTGCATTATGCCGTGGTTTTAGAATGGAAAGAATCAGCTAATGAATACCGCTTCAGATCAGCCCATCCTTGGAGTAAAGAAGAGTTTAATAACAACTTAAAAACGTATAATCGCCCATTAACACGAGGCAAAAAAACAGATAAAAATATCTCGCCTAAACGACTAAGTAAGTCGTTAGGCGAGACCACCACATTTTCCCACTTGCGTGACTCGACTGCATTACTGCAATCGCCGCCGAAACATAACTGCACATCCGACGCGTCGTTGGTCAACTCATTAGAGCCAGGGGACGCACCTGTATTATCAGGTATTGGCTGGCGTTTTGCTTTCACTGATAGTATTGACAGATTCACTGATTTTGTCAAGCCAATCGATTGGCAGACTATTGCACTTGAACCCCTCCAGAAGGCCAACAGCCACCATGATGGGCTGGGGCGGTTTGCCAAAAACAATGATAACCATCCTTATCTGCCAAAATCTGATGACATTAATACCTTACAAGAAGCTAAAGCTTATTTTAGCAACCACATTGCTGGGCATTGGCGTATCACTATCCATCGTAAATCGGGATGCTTTTCAGCGATAATAAATTTTAATGAAAATCAAAACCATGCCTATACAAAAGCGGACAAAACAACAGGTAAACGCAATTTTGACCAGCAACGTGCGAGGCTAATGCAGCACTTAATCGAGACCATTAGTAAGCCAGACATTATTCTTGAGAATGGAAATCGTGATGTGTACATCGAGAAACAAAAGACTGACTCTTATTACGCGGTAGTTTTGGAATGGCGGAACGATGCTAAGGAATACCGGTTTAGATCGGCGCATTGTTGGGACAAAAAAGAATACGACAGAAACGTACAAACCTATCGCAGACCGAAGGCAAGAGGGTCTAAATTAGAAAAAAACAAAGCCCCAGAACGGCTTAAAAAGTCGTTTGGGGCTTCCACCGCCTTTACCCGCTTGCGTGACATGATTGAAGAATTGCAACCATCACCAGATTGCCGGAGCGTCGTTGGTCAACTCAATGAGTCGGGCTGGGAACTTGCCGAAACAAGTAGTTGCTCTCCCACTATAAGTATTGACGGATTCACTGATTTTGTCAAGCCAATCGATTGGCAGACTATTGCACTTGAGCCCTTCAATAAAGCCAATAGCCATCATGATGGGCTGGGGCGGTTTGCCGCGTCTGAAGGTACATCCGTCCGTTTATCCCCCAATGGCAAGCCGTCTAACCTAACTGCCGAACAATGGGCAATGGTTAGAACGCCTGAGTTTAAAAGGTGGTTTGGTGATTGGGATTTAGCTGCGGCAAAGCCAATAAGGGAAGCCTATAATTTTGACCAAGCGCGTAATGCTGTAAAGCAATTTCAAAATAAGCCTTTAGAAAATACGCAAACAGGCATGATCGTTACTTTGTCTCGCAATAATTTGGATAAGATGTTAAGCAGCAAAGCGGTTGGTAAGTCAGAATCAGCCGCAGGCCATTCATTAGCTGTAGCGAATGTGGATGATTTGTTTAGGAGGTCAGTCTTGGGGTGGAGTAAGCCAGATAGGGATGGAAATACCAACATAACGGCTATTCATCGATTTTTTGCACCGTTAAATGTCTATGACCATGTAAGACTGGTGAAGATGACTGTGAAGGAATTTGCCAGTGATAACCAAGGCAACAAGGTCTATTCAGTAGAATCTATAGAATTTGATGAGTTAACCCCAGCCGCTCAATGGGTTGACGCGACAATCAGAGAAGATAATCTCGATCCGATTTCAATCCGCTCGGCTGAGGCTGTTATCAGTTTAGCTAAAAGAGTGCAAGACTTCAAGGGTGATTCATCCAAAGATGTGGATGAAAACGGCGAACCGTTGGCGTCTAAACTTGCCTATTACCTAGCTGGAGGAGAAAACAACACTATCACCACGACACCCACAACAAAGGAGCATCCCTTCCATAAAGCCCATAACCACGATACCCCGCACGATATTTTTGAAGCCCATGAGAACCCGTTTATCCGTGGCTTGGTTGAGGACTACTATGAAAGCGGCATGCTTAGAGTGTCGGCGCTTCGCGTTGCCTTAAACCAGTGGCTGGCGGGTCAGCGTCAGCAGCTTGATAAGGCTGGATTGTCGGTGCCTGAGGAGTTGCTGTATGCCAGTGTTTGGCATGACGCCGAGGCGGGGCGGGTGACGGATTATTTAGCGGGTATTCATCCTGAGGCCTTTACTGTTAAGGATTTAAGTTTATTGACACGGCTCTTGGTGCGTAACTATTTACCCTCCGATGTGCTGATTGATGAGGCACTGACTCAGAGTGCACAAAGTTTGATGATGGGGGCGGTGCAGGCGCATTGGCAAGCTAGCCATGAGGAGTCTATTTCGTTAGCGCAGGTGGCGGCATTACGCGCTACGCTGCCCACTACTTTAGAGGCTGTGGTGCAGGCTTTGCGGTTAGCGCCCGTGGCTAAAGCCTGTTTGGATTATGGTGCGGTGCGTGCGGCGGAAAATATTGTTGCGTTATCGAGGGAGGCGCGTGCGTCTATTCAACAGGTATTAATGGCGCATGCCTTAAAAAAACAGTCAGGCGATCATACGGCGACACCTCAATATTTGGAGCAACGCTTAGGCGATACGTTTGCTAACTTAAACCGCGATTGGCGACGTATAGCGTTAACAGAAACGGGTGAAATGTCTTTGCAGGGTTTTGTTGCGGCGCAAGCTCTTGGCACAAAACTGAAACGCATTGAGCAGTATCGCGGTGCCTGTGGCTTTTGTAAAAAAGTAGACGGCATGGTGATGGAGGTGGTTGATCCTGAACTGCCCGTTAAAGATGGACGCACGCAGATATGGGTAGGTAAAACTAATATAGACCGCGCTAGCAGCGCACGAAAACGCACTGAGGCGGGCTTGGTGGCGAGAGCTGAGCATGAGCTATGGTGGTTGGCGGCGGGGGTTATTCATCCGCATTGCCGTGGTCTTTGGGTGCGTGTTGAGTAAATAAAGTTAAGGGCTTTGGCTGTCGTGACAGTAAGTTAAGGTCAGGCCAGGTAAATAATAAAAGGTGGGTATTTAGGTGGAAATTAAAGAAGTTCCTGTGGAGACTATCAGCACGGCTGCAACAGGGTTGGCTATAGGCGTACCCGCCTTATGGGTGTTTTTTAGGCGCATTATTTTAAGCAATAAGATCACCGATGCGAATACTCATGTAATTGATTTGCTGCGTGAAGAGGTGACGCGATTAAATGAGTCCAATGCCAAGCTGGCTGAGCAAATAGAACAATTAATAGAGGAACGTGCTGTCAATGACAGGCGTATTTCTGAGCTAGAAGCCGAGCTGAAATGCAAAAATTGCCTTTAGCTTAAGGACAATAACACACACAGTTTATCCAGTGGGCGTAGAGCCTTAAAAAGGAACACAAGATGGCAAAAACGGTAATAATCAACAAAACGGCACGATTAGATTTTGTTGAGTATAGTCAAGATAGTTTATCAATTTGTTTAGGTTATGCAGATGCCAAAGGTCGTTTGTTTGATACCGCAGGCTGGGATGTGCTGATTGAGATAAGAAAAAATTCCCAAGATGTTTTGCCGTTATTAAGTGAAAGCACTCATACGGGGCGTATTACTGTGGGCATACAGGGCAAATATAATATCAATATTCTTATTTCAGATCAGCAAACAGCCGCTTTAGGTAAGGGTGAGTTTGTTTATTTTATTCGTACCATCGATCTGCGAGGCTTTGTGAATACGCTTGCTAATGGTCGTATTGTGTTAAGAGAGCGTTAATTATGAGTGTTATTGAAAATAACATCATAAAGATTTTAACCGTAGGCATTCAGGGACCTGCTGGACCCTCGGGTAATACGGGTAGTCAGGGGGTTCCCTTTGCCGAATTAATTACTACGCCAATGCTGCCTATTATCAATAATTATTGTGATTTACCACGCGAGCCCATTGGCGACTTGGTGTTTAACATGGCGTTAGTGTTTGCCGTTAATGCTAATGAGCAATTTGTGATGGAGGAGCATGATCAGGTGATGATTATCAAGGCGAGCCAAAAGATTAAATTTTTAGATCAGGAATATGATTTTACAGGCAAATATGCGGTTGTTTCGTATTTGTCTAAAATTTTATAAGATGATTGTTCGTGATCATTATTTTGCTGCGTGGGTGATAGCCAAAGGGTATCGTTACGCGATTATTAAAGCAGATAAAACCATCAGTTTAGAGATAAGTAGTACGCAGTTTAAGGCGCTTAGAAAAGAATGGAACGCACAGCATAAGCCGTATTTTGACAGCATTAGAAAGCTTATTAAGCAACTAAATTAAGGTTGCTCTTCTCAGTTGCACGACTATGACACACGTGTATTGTTAATATTTAAGGAGACTATAATGGGACTTTTAAAAAGATCGGAAGCGTCAATTGACGGGTTAACTATTAAGCTTGGTGCCTTAGCGCAAGCAGATGCGGCGTTAACGTCGCGTATTGATAGTTTGGGTAATGTGTTTAACTATGTAAACACCCTTGCGGGGGGCTCTACTTCTGTTGCGGCCTTTGATTTGTCAGCTTTGACGCAACGCGATACGGGCGACTATTACAAAGTAAGCACTTCTGGTTGGTTTGCTGTCGGTGCAAGTGCACCTTTTATGGCAAATGCTAATGATGGCTTAGTGTGGAATGCTTTAGCGGGTGTTGACATTATCGACAACACTAACTCAACCGTTGCTGGCACTGCTGAGTTTATCTCGGTAACGGGTTCAGCTGATACAGGTTTTTTGGTAGATATTGATACTGCGTTTAAAGGCAGGGTAAGTGCTGTAGAGACTGGTTTAGGTGATGAAATCACTAATCGTGGTGTTGCCATTACTAATTTGGATGCTTCGTTAAAAACCTATGCTGATGCGGCTGCGGCGGCGGTAGTTATTTCAACCAGTGTTGAATCTTTAGTAGTAAGCAATGATCGCATTGTGTTAACGCATAAACCTAAAGATGGTGTAAACACTATTTTAAACTTTGGCACGGTGCGCTATATCGACAGCAATAATATTGCTTATGATGCGCCTGTTTCTATCGATAGCACTGATGTATCAGGAAAAACCTTGGTGATTGGTGTGGATACTTCAGGTCAGTGGGCTGGTTTTACTGTATTAGTGCAATATCAGCATTAAGCCGATATTTTTAGTTAACACGGCGCACAGAGTTGTCTGTGCGCCGTGTTTTTGCTTTTAAGTCATGATAGTTTTTAATGTTAACGGCTTGCTCAAGCCATCAAGAGCTAAATCAATAGTGTACCTAACGTTACGGTAAGGGGCTGCCCGTTGGATAACTGTAACGAAGCCCAGAACCTTTGAAAAAAATAACCTTGCCGTCTTTGGTTCGTCGCGTGTGCGCTGGGATAAAGGATTTAGCAAGCGGTTTAATAAAAATAAGCAGTGGCATGGAGCATCCTAAGGAATGAGTAACTAAGGCTTAATATACTGTCACGACATAGCGTAGACCGGATAAGCGCTAGCGTCATCCGGCAAATAACCCAAAGGTGCATGACGCTATCGCTTATTCGCCCTGCGTTTCTATGCGGTCTACACGGTAAGCTTTTCCACCGTTATTGCTTTATAGGCTGTCGTGACAGTAGTCTACTAGCTATGAACATTATCAATACTACTCAGCATTTACTTACTCAGCTTCCTGATTACCTTGTGGTAGGCGGGTTACTTAAAGCTACGCCTGCCGAAGAGAATGGCGCGCGCTATTTGTATTTTGAAGCGTCTAATGAAGAGGTTGATCATCAAAATGAAATAATCCTTGCCAAGGCCTTAAGCGATTCTGCTGAGTATTATTTGCGCCATGGCAATGTTGATTTGTCGCATTATTCTATTTTAGGGGCAAAATCAGGGCTTGCTAATTTTATGGAATATGAGATTGGTAAGCCGATCGATGTGCAGCTAAATAATACTAAAACTTTTGTAAAGGTGCAGTTGTATACGGGTGAATCAGCCATGGCTAAAAATGCCAATATGGTTTGGGATTCTTTAACCCGACAACAGCCGCCCAGCCGTTGGTATCCTTCGGTGGGCGGTGTGGTGTTGTCAAAATCGGTGCGTATCGAACCCAGTACGGGCGAGAAGATTGCCGTGGTGGATAAGGTGCGCTGGAATAATATTGCGTTAGATCGTTGTCCCGTTAATAAAACTGTGCCTGAGGTGTCGGCTGCGCCTGTAGGGGTGTTTGCTAAAAGCCTGAATGGCTTTGTGATAAAAGCGTTAACCGCAGACGCACAAGGCGCTGATGTGGCGAATTTAACAGGCGGTGCAGCGTTACGCATAGCGTCTTTATACGGTAAGCCTTACGCTTATTATCGTAATCTGTTAGCCAAGCAGTTAAGAACTCAGACCTTGTCGCCGCATCATATCACTCAGTATGCACAGCATCAGTTTGGTTTTACGACCAGCGAAGCGCAGGCTTTCCAGAACCAATTTTTAACCGATCTTAACCGTGCATGATGCACTAAGCCTTTACCTGATGGTTTTAATACCATGCTTTTAACACACTTATAGGAATACAACCATATGAATGATTTTGACGCATTGCTTGAAGAAATTGAAGCGTTACGTTTAGCCAAAGCACTGACTGAGCACCACGTTGATGAGAAGGATGATTTGGCTGAGGATAATGAAGAGGTCGATGCTACGTTAAGCAAAGCTTTTTCCGTCCAGTTGCCTGATGGCAGCACCGTTGAGGCGGTTGAGGGCACTGAGTTAATTAAAGCGTTGTCTGTGCAAATTGAGGAGCAAGAGGCGTTGTATAGCACGCAGCAAGAGCAGGTTTTAAAATCAATGGGTGGCTTAATGCAGTTAATTAAGGCGCAAAATGAAGCCATACTGGCATTGCAGCACAGTGTAATAGGGTTGCGTCAGGAGGGCAGTGGCAGAAAGTCAGTTGTTTCTGCGCCCTTTGTCAATGCCGAAAGCTTTATGGCAAAGGCCTTAAAATTAACTTCTGCTGGGAAACTTTTGCCCGCTGATGTTTCTGTTCTGGAACTGGCAGGCTTTAATGAAGCGAATGTACCAGCCCATTTAATTAATAAAATCAATCTGTTATAAGGAGTTTATCATGCAACTATCGACGTTAACCGCTGCCACTGAAGAAATGGCACAATTACAAAAAGCCTTGCAAGCAGGGTATGGCACAGATTCAGCCACGTTAACAGGTGGCGGTGCGCTGCGCATTCAATCCTTAGAGCATTCGTTAATGAGTTTGCTTTATAACACTACGCATTTTGCACTGTACAATAAATTACCTAAAGAAACCTGCACGGCAACGGTTGATGAGTGGACAGAATTAAGTGATATAGGTGGCTATTTGGGTGGTTCGGTCAATGCTGAGATGGGCATTATTAAAGATGCGACGGGGTCGTTAACCCGACGCGTGGGTATGGTCAAGCATTTAATGACGCGTCGGCAAGTGTCGACTATTGCCGCAGCGCAAAATAGTATCTTAGAGCCTGAGTCGGTGGAGGTGCAAAACGGTGCTTTGCAATTATTGCGCGATGTAGAATATTTGTTATTTGAGGGTAATTCGGCGGTGGTGGGCGTTGAGTTTGATGGTATTGCGACGCAATTAAAATCATTACATTCAAGTGATCATATTATTGACTTACAAGGTGCTGCGCTGAATGATATTAATATGATTTCACGCGCGGCGGAGGTTATTGCCTACCGTGGTAATGGCAATGCGACGGATATTTTTATGAATTATTCTGTGCAAAAAGATTTAAACGATGCGTTAAATCCAGCGTTTAGAATAAGTTTAAATGATAAGCCAACAGAAATAGCCAATGGCGCGGTGATCACTGATATTAATACCAGTTTTGGGGTTATTAAAACCAATCAAGATCGTTTTGTGCGTGATGAGCGCGAAAAAGTCCCGTTTGAATTATTAAATCCAGCTACCGCAGCGGCTAATGCGTTTAAGCCTGCAAGTGTGAGCATCGATGCAACGGTTACCGATGGTGGTACTAAGTTTGCCAGTAATACGGGCAATTATTATTACGTGGTGACGGGCATTAATGCTGAGGGTCAATCGCTTGGTGTCGTTACGGCACAAACTGCGGTGGCAGCGGGTAAAAAAGTAATGTTAACCATTGCTAAATCCGTGGCGGGCACCGAAACAGGCTATGTTATTTATCGGAGTAGAAAAAACGGTACGAATGCGTTAAGCGATGTGCGTGAAATGGTGCGTATTCCTGTTTCTGGCGGCGCGACTACGGTATATAACGATCTTAATGAAGAGATTCCTGGCACCACTACCGCTTATGTTTTAGATTTGGGACAAAACGGTACTAAACCTATTACCTGGCGGTCTTTAATTCCTATGGCACGCGTAGAGCTGGCGGTCACTAATCAGTTGGCGAAAACATGGGCGCAATTTATGTCTGGCTATTTGCGCGTGGGTATTCGTCAGCGTCATGTGGTGATTAAAAACATCGTGCCAACGGGTGCCAACTGGAAACCCTTCGCCTAAGGAGACGCCATGAAACAAGTATTATGTGTGCTGCCCAATGCGTCAGAAAATATTAATGGGGTGGCGTTTACTGCAACAGCGCAAGGCAGGGTGTCAGAGCCTATTGATGACGCGCTTGCCGATAACTTTGCCAGCATAGCTGGGTATACCGTGCTAGAAGTAAGCAAAGCAAAAGCAAAGGCAGACGGCGCAACACCCGTAACAACACCGTAGAGCCGCGAGGTAGCGCGTCTAGGTTTCGCGCGGCTGTTTGATAACATGCCATACAAGTATTCGTACACGTATGAAGACGCGATAAATCGCGTCTCTACGCCATTATTTTATTATGATACTCACCCTAAGGATTCCCTATGCCAGCCGCTTTTACAGGCCCCGTACAAATCTACCGCAGTACCGATATTGGTGCACCATTTATTAATACCAGAGCAGGCTCGTATGTGACCTTGCTTGATGCCGTGTTGGTTAATGGCTATAACGAAAAAACAGTCACGGCTACAGGCGTGGCAGGCGATACCTCAACAGTAACGATTACCGACACAGCGCATGGACGTTTAAACGGTGAGTGGATAACGCTTTCTGGCGCGAGTAATGCTAATTTAAATGGTGTGTTTAAAATTACCTTTACTGGCATAAATACCTATACGATTAAGGTGTCCGCTGCGGGTGGCTTTGCTGGCTCGGCAAGTGGATTAAAAGCCAAGAAAATGCCCTGCGGCTGGAAGATGGGCTTTACCGATACGACCACGGTGGGCGTACAAGGTGAGACGACCAAGCGCAGTTATATCAGCCCAAATTTAAAACGGTATGTGGAAATAAATGATACAGTTTCGTCAATAAGTCATCTGATTACGACGTGTTCTTTTGCAATTTACTCTACCTGCACGGCCTATGGGGTCGGTACTGATAAAATTGCCATTCCCGGGACTTTGTATAAAGCCTACGTCTACAGCAGCAACGGCGGCCCTGTTCCTGTTGGCAACTTTGAAGAGGCGTGTCATTGGATGATTATTTCTAATGGGCGCTTTGTTGTTTTCTTTAATAGCTACAGTGCACGGGATCGGCAGGCGTTTGCATCGAACATTTTTAATGTTAGTTTTTTTGGCGAATTTAGTTCGGTCTCGGCCTTTGATCAGTACAATTTTGTGATGGGGATAGCCCAAGATGCAACGTATAACACCACAAGCGGTTGCGCAGCGGTAAACCCTGATTT